TTTCAAAAGATCTAGCGATGAAGTAATTTACTTGACCGTTTCTATCGTAAGAAGGAATAATAACTCGGTTTCTATATCGACCAGTTTTACAATATCCGATGTTATACTTTCTTATGTCGTATTCATTGATGCCTCTATTTTTTAAGTAGACAGCCGCGTGACGATACTCCAAAGATTTGTCATTGTCAGTCATCGAAATAAATTCAGTAGGTAAGAATACGCGAGTAATTTCAGTGTCGTCAATCTTAGTACGATCGCTTTTAAAGTAGCTCTTCATCTCTACCATGCGCGCTTTATCAACGCCAAGTTTTTTAAATAGAGATACGGGAGTTTTGCCTTTTGTAGGCGGATGACATGTCCAGCAATTGTATTGACCGCTAGAAACGTTTACCACTAGCTTTGGCTTCTTGTGATTGCATATCGGACAATGAAACACATGATCTTTCTTGTTCTTGTCGGGCTTTCCCTTTCCAAGTACCGATTCCAAAAGTCCTAATACTAACTGTTCGTTCTCCATAAATCTAATATACAAAAAATATCTCTAATAAAAAAATTTAATCTTTGTTGAGCGCACTTAGAACTTAAGTTTTTTATTGTCCTACAAAATAATTATTTTTAAAACCTTCTATTACAGGGGGGAAAAACAACAGCAGACAAACATGGACTTATCAAAACTACTAAACATAGGGGAGAATAATAAAGAAGATCTAACAAAGGAGGAGATTCAAGCATTGTATGTATATCTAAGTATGCAATTTGAGAATATGAATGATCAACAAAAACTTTTGTGGATAGAAGCAATGAAATCATTAGACCCCGAATTTGACGATTATGAAAAAGATTAAACTAGAAGTATACCTTTTAGAAGGTTGTGATAAATGTAAAAAATTAAAGACAACTTTAGATCGTTTAAAAATCGAGTACGATGCTATTCCTTGCGAAGATTATCCTAATATGTGTGATAACATAGAAAACGTTACTGGAGTTGATATGTACCCAATGGTTAACATGAAAGGCAAGCTATTCTATATAGCTGAGAACTACTCGGATATAGGAAAAATAAAAATAATATCTGAAAATGTGACTACTGTAGGCATGTACTCGATAGATAATATTATAGATGCGATACAAAAAGATTAAATTAACAATATGAGATACAAAGAATTAATTACTAAAAAATTAGGTGAATTGGTAAACATGATAATGTACCAAAGTTCACAAATTTCCCAATTGCGTCCTCCACAAGAGTTAAAAGAGACTTTAGAAAAGATGCAAGAAAAGATAAATGAGATCCAACACTTAATCAACACTGAGCACGAATCTTAAATTAAAAAATAAAAGTTATGAAAAAACTAACAGAAGAACAAATTCTTGAGAACTTAGAGAAGTTTTATGGTTATATTACAAAGTATATTCCTACTGGAGACAGACAAAATAAGTTAATAGAATTCTATAAAGGCATAGAAGTAACATTAGCTATTAGTCCAGCATCTACTAAGCTTAGTCACCATAATTGTTTTGCAGGCGGTTATGTAGATCATGTTAATAGAGTTGTTGAAGCCTCTTTAGTACTAGATAAAGTATGGGAGCGCTTTGGTCAGAAGAAAACTTATACCATTGAAGAATTAGTATTCTCTGCAATTAATCACGACCTTGGTAAGTTGGGCACTAACGAGCAACCTTTCTATCTTCCTAATGATTCTGATTGGCATAGAGAAAAGCAAGGCGCTTACTTTAAGATAAACACTAGCATGACTCACATGAGAGTTGCCGATAGAAGTTTGTACTACTTACAGCAAGCAAATATTTCGGTTACTGAAAATGAATTCTTAGCAATCAAGTTACACGACGGCCTTTACGAAGAGGCAAACAAACCTTATTACATAACATACAGCTCTGACGTTGAATTAAAATGTAACTTACCTTACATTCTTCACCAAGCCGATTTAATGGCGAGCAGAGTTGAAACACAAATTTAATTAAAATGACAGGAATAATTGCACTAGTATTATGGTTCGTCACAATCTTTGGCGGCATAATGTACAATCTTTATAGAAAAAATAAAAGATTAGAAGAGATCGTACTTAATCAAAGCAGTTTCGTTAATGATACTTTAGCATTAACAGACGACTTTAACGGATTAGTAAACAAGATCGATATGACAATGTGGGTACAATCTGACCCAGAGTTATTACAACTTTTTGAAACCATAAAAGCAATCCAAGCTAGGGTTCAACAATTCACAGGAAGAAAATAAACCATGGCAGAAGATATACTAGCGGAACAGGAACCTGATATGGGTCTTACCATTAAAGGTACCCCTAGAATAAGAAAACCGAAAACAAAAAATGTTTACTTTACTTCAGAAACAGAAGAGGCGATTCTAAGATATAGAGCTGCGCCAAATCAAGCTGTAGCAAATCAAATTTATAACAAAGAGATTCACTACGCATTTTATAAATTAGCAGAAAATATTATTCATACTTTTAAATTCTATTACACAGAAGTAGATAATATAGAAGATCTTAAGTTTGAAGTTATATCTTTTCTTTTACAAAAATTGCACCTTTACGATCAATCAAAAGGTAAAGCGTATTCTTATTTTGGTACCATTGCTAAGAGATACTTGATTATCTATAATCAAAAGAATTACAAAAAAATGGTTTCCAAGATACAAGTAGAAGAGATTGACAATGCCAATAGCACTCACGAAACTTTAATACTTGAGCCAGAATCTTCTGATATTAATAGAGTCTCTGTAATAGATCAATTTATAAAGTACGTAGACGATAACTTAACTCAACTGTTTGACAAAGAAGGCGAGATTAGAGTTGCAGATGCTATTATAGAAGTCTTTAGAAAGAGAGAAAACATAGACATATTCAATAAAAAGGCTCTCTTTATATACATAAAAGAGATCACTGACTGCCAATCTAATACCATTACAAAGGTTATTAAGAAGCTCAAGACCATATACAAGGAGGTGCTGGACCACCATATTGAAAACGTAGACCAGTAATATTTATTTAAAAATCCTATGGAACTAGAAAAGGAAATCTTCCCTGGCAAGACTTTGGCGCAATTGGTGGAAGAGGTTTATAACAAACACAAGTCCCAAGATTCTACAATAAAGTCTGAAATACTACGTCTAGCTGATATGATTGATGGTCCTGGCGATGCTATAGTTCTTGTACCTATGATCAAAGGCTTGTTGGATTCCAGTCTTAAGAACGACGAGGTACTAATGAAAATACTTGGTGCTTTCCAAAAATCAGCTGACGCAAAAGACAAATCTGTAGAAGATGGAGGCCTTTTGTCAGAGAAAGACATTGAGCAATTAATGAGCGAAGTAACTTCAATGGCTCCTAAAAAACAATTACCTAGCGCATAATGAGTATATTCGGTAATAATTTTAAAGCCGATAAATCGGGTAAATTTGGCCAGTACTTCATAATTGGTCGAGTTAAATCCATAGTGCAAGGACCTTTTACAAGATCTATACAAGCTTTTATCACCCCTGATGGTCTTCCTTCGGTTAGAGACGTATTAGAACCTAACCCTGATTTTACTAGTTGGAAAGATGTTGGTAAAATAAGATACGAAATAATGTACTCTAATCTTTCTGAGTCAAAACTTAAAGAGGTTACCGAACCTGCATTTCCAATATTTAGCTTTATAAAACAGTATCCCTTATTAGGCGAGATTGTTTTGATTATGAGTGGACCATCTCCTAATTTAAACAACGACTTTAACGCTAAACAGCTTTTTTACTTTCCTCCTTATGCTTTGTGGAACGGCGTTAATCACAATGCTTTTCCTAATATGGAAGAGTATGGACAGTACATAAGCAAAGCAAGTTCAAGACCTGAATTTCAAGGCAAAACAGATACTTTATCTTTTAGATTGCCTTTGGGTAGAACTTTTATAGAGAACGAAAGAATAAAGAACTTAAGACCTTTCGAAGGAGATATTATATTAGAATCAAGATTTGGTCAATCAATAAGATTTGGAAGCACAGTAAAAGGATTAAGAGCTTTAAATTATTGGTCAGAAGTTGGAACCACCGGTGATCCTATAACTATTATTAGAAATGGTCAAGGCCAACCCATAGATTCAGATCCATTTGCAACAACTATAGAGGACATTAATAAAGACGACTCTTCCATCTACTTGAC